GCCGCAGTAATTGAGGCGGGCACAGTATTAAAATTTGAAGCTACAACTAAAAAAGCTAAACGTGCTGATACTGATGTGTACGGCGTAGCATTAGCAGATATTGACGCTACAAAAGGTGATGTAGTTGCAGAAATTGCCGTAACCGGTGAATTTGCTACAGCTAATTTAGTATTCAAATCTGGCAAAACAGCGGAAGGTTTCACAGCGAAAGCTGAAGCCCGCAACATTTATTTCCGATAATAAGGAGGACGCATGGATAATATTTACACACCTCAAACATTAGCTGCGGTGGTTCGTCGTACTCCCGATGTGCCATCCTTTTTGAAAGACTTATTTTTCAAAGATACAAAAACATTCTTAACAGAAACAGTTTCTTTTGACATTGTAAAAGGCCGCCGTACTATTACGCCTTGGGTAGCGCCAAACTCTACAGCGCCTTTATCTCAACGCACTGGCGTGACTACAACTACTTACAAACCGGCACAAAAGAAAGAAAAACGCTCCATTACTGAAAACGATATCAAGGTTCGTTTAGCAGGTGAGCAACCATTTGTTGGTACGGTATCTCCTGAAGAACGTGCTATCCAACTTTTAGCGCAAGATACACAAGAATTGAAAGATAACTTGGTGCGCTCTCAAGAAGTTATGGCGGCCGATGTATTATTCAATGGCCAAGCACATATCAAAGGTGAAGGTATTGACGATGTTGTAGACTTTAACTTTACAAATAAAGAAACTTTGGCAGGCAACGCCCGCTGGGGTCAATCTGCAGCAGAAATTGTGGCCAATATTATTAAGTGGAAAAAGAAATGCTTGAAAGCATCTGGCTTTAATCCTAATACATTGGTTATGAACTCTGAAACATTAGAAGTAATGCTTTCTGATAAAAAAATCTTGGCCTTGTTCGATAATCGTCGTACAGAAATGGGTCTTTTGCAATTTGAACAAATGGCGGAAGGCGCTGTCTATGTTGGCTTCATGGGCGGTCAAATCCAATGTAACGTATTTACTTACGATAACTATTACGTAGATCCTACGGATGGCCAAGAAAAGGAAATGGTGGCTACAGGTAAATTGTTGGTTGCTTCTGATATGGCCAAATTCACTAAATTGTATGGCGCAAATACAATCATCCCTGGCGAGGGCATGGACTTTGTAACCTATGAAGGGGAATATGTAATGCGTCGATTGGTTACACGTGACCCTGACGCGGCGTTCTTAGAATTACAATCTCGCCCTATTTACGTTCCATTTGACGTAGATTCCTACTTTGTAGCAGACGTGTTGTAATTGAAAGGAGGTAAGACTGATGCCCGTACAAGCAAAGCACACAATTAATACCGGCGATTATGTGTATAATCCTGGTGATATTATCTCCGATTTAACTACAGAAGAAGAACAGCGCCTAATTCATTTAGGTGCTGCGATTGTAGTCAGTGGAGATAATAAAAGTAACGACGGGGATTCTTTTTCTGAGGCTCTTGGCGTCATGACAAATGCGGATATCTCCAAATACGGCAAATCTATTGGTCTTGACTTTGCAAGTAAAGCTACAAAGGCGAGCATGATTTCCGATATCCTTGCGTCTGATGCAGATGTTAACTTGGAACTTTTATCCGATGAAGCACTTCGCGTAATGGCAATCGCTGAACAATTGGATGTTCCTGGCGACGCTACTCGTGAAGAACTCATCGACGTTTTAGGTGAATAATCATGGGATTTAAGGACTTTGTGCAAAATGATATTGAAAATGTGTTTATCAATTCCAATGAATTTGCCGAAGTACATAATCTAAATGGTACGCAGTGCTATGCAGTGGCGGAAGGTCTTACCGATAAGCAGCATGTCGAAATTATGGGCCAGGATGTTGACGGGTTGATATACGATACGATTGTAGTACATGTGGCTAAGCAGGATTTACCTGAAGTGCCAGAGTACGGTCAAATCTTTCGATTCAACGGCCGCATCATGCTGGTTCAATCGTGTGAAGATGATATGGGCATGCTAAATATTGTCCTTAGGGGGAATAACTCGTGAGTGTAACTATTGATGTAAAAGGGTTAAAGGAAGGGCTAGCTAAGATAGACGCGCTAGTCGTTGGAACACCGAAGACTACTGCAAAAGCTATCAACAAAGCGTTGCCTAAAATCAAAAAGGCTACAGTTGATCGTGTTAACGAAGAATACTTAGTTACTAAATCGAATATTAATAAAACCATAAAGGTAGATAAGGCGGGAACGACTTTATCTGCCTTTATTCGTTCGAAAGGTAGACCAATAGCCCTAACTAAATTCAGAGTTACACCAAAGCGCCCACCTAAGCGGAAAGGCCGTACTGTTAGAGCACAAGTGATGCGGAACGGTGGCGGAGGAACAATCCCTAATGCTTTTATTGCTCGTATGAGAAGTGGACATATCGGGGCGATGTATCGTAAAGGCGCAGACAGGTATCCGATAGGGCAATTTCACGGCCCATCTGTACCGAGCATGCTTGGTAGCGCCAAGATATCCGCTTTCGTTGGGAATAAAGCAGAGCAGGAATTGCAAAAGCAAATGGAACTCGCGCTCGACGCATTAATAGGAGGGTAATCGATGACACCTACGCAATTAGCAACCGATTTGGGAGAATTTCTAAAGAAAGTGCATACCAACTATTTTAGCGATGATGCACAAGTAAAGGGGAACCCCTTATTAGTTGTACCTGGATTTTTAAAAATGAAAGAATCATCCAAGGAGGACCAATATCCGCATCTTGTTATTCGAATTAATAAGATTGAGGATACCTTGCAGGGGTCAACTGTCCAATTGTTTCTAATCCATGGAGTGTACTCTGAAGACGTGGAAAAAGGGTGGATGGAGATTACCAACTTTTTGGAGACAACACGGCAAGCGCTGCTGGCCCATCCCGTTATTGCTAAGCGGTACCGTTTAGCAATGGATGATAAACACGGAATTGATACCGACATCCCTCCAGATCAAGCGTATCCGTACTGGGAGGGATTTATGACAGTTAAATATGATATCGAACAAATACGAGAGGAGATGATTATTTAATGGCAAAAGCTGATGCACCAGTTGAAGTTGTAAATGAAACAACAGAAATTGTGGAAACAACAGTTAAAACTAAAGATGCTAAACAAGTAATCTACTTAGGACCTAATAGTGCTGAACTAGGTCTTACAACAGGTACCGTTTATATTGACGGTATTCCTGCTGTAGTAGGTGAAGATAAAGCAATGCTACGATTATTGTTTGTGCCTATTAATAAGATTGCAGAAGCACAACAAGAATTAGCAACAGAAGGTACAGCGATGAACACCGCTTACCTTGAATTTAAAAAAGGAGGTCGTAGATAGTGGGAAACTATAGACACGGAATTTATACAAGAGAGGTACCTACTTCTCTTATTTCTATGACAGAAGCTACGGCGGCCTTACCGGGTTATGTCGGCACTGCGCCTGTGCACTTAGCTACGGACCCAGCGGAAGCTAATAAAGCCGTATTATGCTACAACTACGCATCTGCCACTACTCAATTTGGGTACTCCAAAGAATGGGACAAATACACATTGTGTGAAGCGATGTATTCCCAATTTTCTTTATTCGGGATGGCGCCAGTAGTTTTTATCAATGTTCTTGATCCGAAGAAACATAAGAAGACTTTGGCATCCACGCAAAAACAAATCCAGGATAAAGTCGTAACCATTGAAGACCCAGTATTGCTCAATACATTAAAGGTATCTGCCACAAATGGCAGCGCAGCTTCAACTATCAATGTTGATTACACAGCGGTATTTAACGACGAAGGCAAATTGTTGATTGGCATCGTAGCTACCGGTGCACTCAAAAGTGCAACATCTGTTTGGGTGACTTACGATTATGTAGACCCATCTATGGTAACTGCAGATGACATCGTAGGCGGCGTGGATACAGAAGGTAAACGCAAAGGTTTGGAGCTTATCAATGAAGTATTTCCTCGCTTTGGCTTAATTCCAGGTAACTTATTGGCTCCAGGCTGGTCCCATAATACACTTGTAGCAGCAGTAATGAAAGCGAAGGAAACTACTATCAACGGTATGTTCCAAGCTATGTCCTTGTGCGATGCACCTACGGATGAAATTAAAAAAGCAACTGCAGTTAGTGAATGGAAAAATAAGAAGAACTACGTCGATGAACGTCAAATTTTATGTTGGCCAAAAGTAGCATTAGCTAATCGTCAATTCCATTTATCCACACAGCTGGCAGGCCTTATGGCTAAGACAGACGCTAAATATGACGACATCCCTTACAAGTCCCCATCCAATGAGTCCTTGCAAGCGGATAGTGCTGTATTGAAAGATGGTACTGAAATCTACTTAGGCCCAGATGAAGCAGCTTACTTGAACGGCCAAGGCGTCGTTACTGCGCTTAATTTCATTGGAGGCTGGAGAGCTTGGGGCAATCGTACAACGGCTTATCCGTCTAATACAGATGTTAAGGATTCCTTTATCCCTGTACGTCGTATGTTTAACTGGGTATCCAATACGCTCATTACTTCCTTCTGGTCTAAAATTGACGACCCAGGGAACAAGCGTTTAATTAATAACGTAGTGAATAGTGCCAATGCTTGGCTAAATGGTCACGTAGCATCCGGCGCGCTTCTTGGGGCTCGTGTTGAATTTTTGGAATCTGAAAACCCAATAACAGATTTGTTGAACGGAATTTATCGATTCCATGTATATTTAGGTGTGCCAACACCGGCTCGTGAATTTGATTTCATCCAAGAATATGATTCGTCTTACATGAGCACATTATTTAATTAAGAGGGGGGTAACTCATGGCTAAACATAGAGATAAGTTGATTGACTTTGCCATTTTTAGCTCGGGCAGAGAATTATATGGTTACGCCGATGTAACCTTACCTGATATCGAATTTATCAGCGATACCATCAAGGGCGCAGGCATTGCCGGCGAAGTTGATTTGGGTGTACTTGGTCAAACTAAGGCGATGAACATGTCCATTAAATGGAATACCATTGACAAAGATGTGACAGACCTTGCTAGTCAAAAGGTGCATGATATCGAAATTCGTGGTGCGCAACAATTATATGATTCCGCAAAAGGTGAATTAGTACCCGAAGCGGTCAGCGTATATGCAAAAGTTATGCCTAAGAAAATCGGTCTTGGTAAGTTTGAACAAGCAAGTAAAACAGATACTTCTACAGAATTTGAAATTGTATATTTCAAAATGACTGTTGGTGGTAAAACACGTACTGAAATTGATAAATTTAACTATGTTTGTGTAATCAATGGTGTTGATTACTTGGCATCCGTAAGGGAGGCATTGGGTAAATAATGGCTACATACGATCGCGAAAAACTAATTGATGGTTTAAACAATTTAACTGGGTTTGACTTCACAAAGGCGGAACTTCGTGTCCGCCGCGAAGGCGATATGACTCCGGATGTTACATTCTCTAAACGATTTCAGGCAGAAGTTGCCGCCATAGCATTAAAGGAAAGTGCAAAGGTATTAATGACAATGCCAATCTCTGAATTTACTGAAATGTGCGCAGAGGTAAGCGTTTTTTTATTGCGTGGTTCGGTAGAGAAAATGGGACTTCTCCCGGACAACAATGCCGAAGAATTGCCATCCGACTTAGAGAGTGCGGAGGCATAGACTTTTGGATGTCTACTCCAATTGCTGAAATAGCAGATTGGATAGACGATTTAGAATTTGTTCTTGAAGATGAAAAGCGCTTGAGGGAGGAAGAGGACTAATCCATCAAGCGCTTTTTGCGTATACAAATTTAAAAGAAAGGAGGAACTATGGCGGGTAAAGTATTTGAGATTGCTTTTGCTATAAACGGCGCATTAGCTCAAGGCTTTAAAACCTCGATGCAGCAAGCCAAGGGCACGTTGACACAATACGGGTCTAAAATAGGTGAATTAAAAGCTCAACAAAGGGCGTTAGATTCAGCGCTAAAGCAAGGCGTTATTTCCATGGACTCGTACCGCAATGCAACAGAGAAGGTAGGCAAGGCCTTAGACCAAACGGCAGCTAAGGACGCAAAACTCAGAAAAGCAATGCAAAATAAAATTGCCGCAGATGCTAATGCTAAAAGTGCTCGTAGTGATTTAGGTAGCACTATGGCTACTACTGCGGTAATGGCCGCTCCGCTCGTCGGTATGCTATCTAAAGCAGCTGACTTTGAAGCAGTGATGTCCAAGGTAAAGGCAATCACCGTATCTGATGATAAGGCAATGCAACAATTGACAGCCACGGCTCGAGAACTCGGCGAGAAAACAATGTTTTCTGCAACACAAGCGGGCGAAGCCATGACATATCTAGGCATGGCCGGTTGGAATTCTCAACAAATCATGGCAGGTATGCCTGGGCTTTTGAACTTAGCTGCAGCTAGTAATACGGATTTGGCACGTACTGCGGATATCGTATCTGATGACCTTACAGCCTTTGGCCTAAGCGCAGAACACGCAGGCCATATGGCGGACGTATTTGCTAAAACTACAACTAGCACGAATACAACCGTTGAAATGTTGGGTGAAACAATGAAGTACGCCGCACCAGTGGCACATGCCTTTGGCGCAAGTTTAGAAGAAACGGCTGCACTTACTGGGCTTATGGCCAATAGTGGTATCAAGGCATCCGCTGCAGGCACAGCCTTACGTTCAGGGTTCTTGCGTTTGGCAGGAACATCCTCAAAATCGACTAAAGCGATAGAGGAAATGGGGCTTTCATTAAGCGAAGCCACAGCGCAACAAGAAGAAGCAAGAGCCGCATTAGACAGCCTGGGTATTGCTATGAATGATACCAATGGACCACGCAAGATGAGCGCAATTGTTCGCGACTTAGCTGATAAGACCAAGGACATGAGCAAGGAGCAAAAACTTTCTACACTTGCGACTATCTTCGGAACCAACGCTGCATCAGCTTGGGTAGCTGTAATTGATCAAGGACCGGATGCGTTAGATAATTTAACGAAAGAACTTGAAAACAGTGACGGCGCAGCTGCTACTATGGCTGAAACAATGCAGAATAATGCACGGGGCGCTATGACGCGATTACAGTCCGCGACTGAGTCAGTGGCAATTTCTATAGGAAGTACGATGTTGCCTACCCTTGCAGAATTGGGTGATTCATTAGCAAATGAAGCTGCGTATGTATCAAAAGTAGCAAGTGAGCACCCTGAACTTACGGAAGCTATTATCAAGACAAGCGTTGCCGTAGCCGGGATGGTAATTGCCTACAAAGCAGTGAAAGCAATTTACTTCAGCGTAACGGCAGCACATGCGGCTTATCGGCTTATGATGGAATCGGAACGTGTGGCAACTATGCGCAATGTGATTGCATCGGGTATCCATAAAGCGGCGATGATAGCAGGTACAGTTGCGACCTATGCGGCCGCGTCGGCGCAATGGTTGTTAAATGCGGCGATGAGTGCTAATCCGATAGGATTGGTGATATTAGCTATTGCCGCATTAATTGGTGTTTTGGCGTGGTTAGTCACTCATTTTGAAATTGTGTCAGATTTCTGCACATCGATGTGGGAATCTCCTACAGCTGCCATCATCGCTTTCATGGCAGGCCCTATAGGGTGGCTGATTTATGCGGCTATGGGGTTAATTGCCAATTGGGACCAAGTAAAAGCCTGGTTCACTCTATTATGGGAAGACCCTAAGGCGGCACTCGGCCAATTCTATGATTGGGTTATGAGTAAGCTAGGAGGGTTGTTTGATTGGATTAGCGAAAAATGGGAAGGGGTTAGATCCGGTTTCAGTAAGCCAATTCAAGCCAGAGTAGAAGGCACGGCAACGGC